AATATAATAAACGACAATAAAATTATAAATAACTTATAAATTTTATTAAAATTATATTAAATTTTATAAATTCACATTTGTAAACAGAGAGATTAAGTCGTATACATTTGTAAACAAAATAATTACTAAACAAATTATATACTTTTACAAATTAAATACGAATCACTTTGGATAATATAATAAACAACTTAACTAATTAATTATTAATTAATTATAACTAAAAATAAATAAAAATAAATATTAACTTAAAATCAAATTATTATGACTAAATTAAATTCAAAGAGATTTGTCGTGAGAAAATCTCTAATCGGTAAAAACACAACTATAAATGTTGAATTCAAAAATGGTAAAAAAGTAACTTATAATCATGATAAAGTTTATGAAATCATGAAAGATAAATTGAACACTTTACCTTGTTTTATAAAATATAACTCATACACGAGTTCAACTAATGTACCAGTTGTTGTGAGAGAAGTGGTTGAAGTACAGTAAATCACTACTTTTAATTGATATTTTGGAACTAGAAGTGGTTCGACTCCACTTATATCAACTAACTTTAAATAAATAAATTATGACGACGTGGATAAATAATAAACTCGTAGAGATAAAATATGATAAATTAGACTATTGGACAATGTATGTCGAAGGTGATTTATCATTAGAAGAATTACTAAAATTTTTAAAAGAAAAATAAATAAATAAATAAATAAATAATAATTATGAACTCAAATAATAGTAAATTAAATTATTTCTTATTAATAAAAGAAATAAAAGAGAAGTTTCCATTTAATGAAGAAACTGACTGTAGAAAGAAGTATAACGAAATCATACAAGATTATTTGTATGAAGAAATAATAAATAAATTATGAAAAGAAAATTTATACACTATGTACTAATAAAAGTGGGTGAATATACGGTGAAAACTGTACTATTTACACTTACTACATTATTTGTTCTTGGATGGACAAGTGTAGTATACCACTTAATGTTTAACAATCCAACTATCACTTTCGGAGGTTGGTAAAATAATTAAATAAAATGAATAAATTAATAGACGAGATGGTATTTGATACCAAGAAGAGTAGATGGATATTCTTAACTGATTTAGATTCAGGAGAATTCTACTATAATAATAAATTAGTAAAAGTGTTTACCACTGATAGAGGATATAAATTCTTCCAAACTAAATGGGGAAATACGCAAATTAGCAATATATCTTGGGAGAAATGCAAAGAAACTATTAAATATAGAACTGAAAATGCAGAAGCTATTGCATTATTAGAAGAATTAAGTTCAGGTTCTATTGAAGAAATGTATAGAAATAATCACAATAATTGGACAGGTGATTAAAAATTACAAATTAAATACGAATAGTATTAGATAATATAATAAATTATTAACAAATTAAATCAACTATTATGAGTGTAACTAAAGAAATAGATAGAATAGCGGGTGAAATAGCTAAAGAACTAGAACCTAAAATGTTTGAAATGATTTCTTGGAGTTTAGATAAAGATTTCGTTATTAAGAAAAATGGTGAAAAAATGAATCTAAATGATATAGAAGGTGATGAGTTTATAGAACTTGTTACTTATATTGCTAATAAATCATTAGAAAAATTAACTAAAAATATAAATAAATAATTATGAATTGGAAACTAGAACAAGAAGCATTAGAGAATGCTTATGCAAGAGCGTTATTAATTGAATATGGTATTCGAGAAGTAACTACGCAAAGACAAGCTAAAAATGGTACGAGAGAATTTGAATTTCCTGTATCCGCTCACAAGCAATGGAATAATAAAGATAGGCTTAGATTAGCTTGTTTTAAGACAGGATATGTAAGAAATCAAAATTCCTGCGCATCTCCTTATCAACTAAATCCTCAGTATAAAAGAGTAAAGAAATGGGTTTTCTTAACTAATGAAGGATTAAAAACTAAAACATATATAACAATATCAAGAGCTAAAATCTATTCAGGTATGGCTAGATTAAATTATATGCTAGAATTTTATAAACGAAATTACTTAAAATAATATGAAAGATATATTTAAAGATTTATCTGTAAGAAAATTAGATAAATATAAAGAAAACTTAATGTTAATTGGTGATGAGGTATATTCTTATCATACAAATGTAGCATCAATAGAAGGAAATGAATTAAAGCAACACGGTTGGTGGAGTGTAACAACTCAGAAACATATTAACTATGTAGCGAAAGAACTTAACTTAAAATTAATAAAATGAGTGATTCAGTAAAAAAATGGCACGAAAGTATTTCAGAAGATATCAATGCTGTATATGAAACAGCTGGTGAAAGAAGAGAGAAAAAGATTAATAAGTTATTAAATTTAGCTAAACATTCAGGTAAGATGACTGAGATTATGAAAAGAGTTATTGAAGTACAAGATGAATTTAATACTGGTTCTTTTTTATTAGGATTAGAAATAGCTTGCGATGAACTATTAAAAGATGGCGATTGAGAGATATGAAATGCAAATTCATAAAAGTGAGTTTAAACCTTTAAGTTTTGATAGCTCATTTAAATTAGAAATTGCTTCTTCATTT